GATTCAATGTTTGAAGCTCACGGGAGTAAAGTATCGAAATCTTGCGGCATCTCAGGGTCTAAATTTGGATTACGAACTCGTGCCGTGTAGACTCCACTAGGACGGGTTTGCCATATGTACGATGCTTTGTCGCCTCGACCTTTGACGGTAGCATGAAGTACATAGTCGAAGTATGATGGGATTATGCCAGCGAGCTTACCCGTAAGACTTGGGACTATTTTTACTATGCCTGTAGTCTCATTTTCTTTGGAGTCTTCGTGACATATGATTACGAGATTCTTCTGCATCATTATTAAGGCTTCGATGAACTTTATGGTTAAGCGCATTGCGATACCGTAGTCTGGTTGTGTAGGTGCGCTGTCTAAAGGTTTGTTGTTAGAGGCCATAGTGTAGTCCATAATAGAACCGTAAAGGCGAGTCATAGAGTCTACGATTATAGTCTTAGGTTGACACTCAGGGTCCGCTTTGTGTATGCGTTGTAGCGCGTCCTTGATTTGTGCATATGCTACAGGTTTCTCTTTGCCTTTAGAGGTTTCGAGTCTATCTGGAATTATGCCTCGAAATGTACCTTCGGCAAAGTCTCCTTCTAAAGCCTCGCTGCCTTCGTCTATGTCTATGATGAAGGCGGGTAATGCACGCTCAGGCAACGTACGAAGACAGTAGGTTTTCCCGCTACCGACATCGCCGTATATGAGTGTTTTCTTAGGTGCGTCTGTTCTGCGTTTCGCCATGTCTATGTGTTGTGGCATTACGATCTCCTATCTGGCTGAGGTGTCCCAAGTTAACTTGGAGTATTGTGTGGATTTTACTGTAGAGCGGAAGTTGTGGTTCGCGCCGCAAATGTCAAAGTATGGACACAAACGATTCCATGATGTACATGCGTCTTTGCCGTACATTGGAAAGAATTTGTGGGCGTACATGTATAGAATACTCTGGCATGTGGTTAAGATTCCTAAGGTCCATTCAGTTATTACTGAGGAATTGAAAGTTAATTCACTACGATAGAAACTATCGTTCTTAGGACTCATGAGTAAAATGTCTGCTATGAAGTTGTCGCATGTACGGTACTCAGGAATCTGTTGGCACGCCCATGTGTAGCCGATGAACTGGTTACTTAACTGATGGCTTGGTACTAGGTATTGTGACTCCCATGTTGAGGTTTTGTGGTCCATACACAAGAGATTATTTTCACGAGATAGAATCTTGTCTATGAGGCCTCCGTACATAATGGTCCACTTTTCATTTCGGACTAAGACTGTACCGAGTTCGAACTCGAAATATAGCTCGGACTGTACTGTGTCGAGAGTATTGTCTTCATCTTGCCAACGCTTAGCGTAGTTTTCTATGAGCCTTACGCCTCGGCCTGGAGTACGTTTAGCGTCTTCTGGTACAGGTTGGTATGCGTTTAAGAATGTGTCTGTTGCTAGATCTATGTCTTCCATCATGAAGAGTGCGTCTAAGGCTTGATGGATCGCTATGCCGAAGAGTAGTGGAGAATCTGGAGTTTTGATTTGCTCTGGGGTTAAGGAGAAGCCTCCAGGAACCAAAGACTCCGCGATTCTGTGTTGGAACTTTCGTGGACAGGTTCTGTATTCGCTTAATGCGTAATTGTCTACTTTGATTACTCGTTCGTCTGGATATATTCCAGCTTTCATAATATGTCTAAGTCCTCTGCAGAATCCCAAGAGCTTATGTTGTCTGATGAGCTTAGGATCTGAAGCATTGTTATGAGTAGTAGGTGTAATACATCGCTAGGGGTTTTTGTTACGTTTTGTGCAACTACATCTCTTAAGATTACGATTTCAGGGTCTTCTTCATGGAGATCGTAATAGAGATGTAAGGATGCTTCTGACTCTAGGGCTTTAGACTTTATTACTGAAGCCCAGATGTTAGGGTTCGAGTTCGAGCTTGGGTCCGAGTCACTCATGAGTTGTCCTTTCTAAGAAGTCTGCTAGTATGTCATCCTCGAAACGAGCTTTTTGGTGATCTCCTATCTCTGCTGTTATGTCTAGTTCTCCTAGTTTGATTGTTATGGATTTTATTAAAGGGTATTCTGGTGGATTTTCTAAATCTCCTGATACCCCAGGTTCTATGATGGCTGTGATGCTAACGTCTATATCTAAGCTTGACTCTATGGTGTGTGTGGTGGAACCGTAGTATGCCATTGGGTGATTATTCTCCTGAGTCTATATGGAGTTTAAGAGATCTAGGGTTTCTTTGGAATAGATCTTTGCGTTTTCTCTTGTACGCTCTGCGGCTTTCTTACGAGCTTGAGGTCTATCGCTACGCATAAGTTTTGCGTTTTCTAAGAGATCTAAAGTGCTACTTAATTCTGCGTCTGTTAAGTCACGTGGTGATTTTAGTAGTAGCTCGTAGTCTGTAGGGATTGGCTCAAGATCTGATATTGGAGCGTGTGCTCGGTTAGGATCTTTGCCGATACCGTTGAGCCAAACGTATGCTGGGTCATCGCTTGTGTCTGCGACTTGTCGTATGTTACCGTTCCAGTATACGTAGCTTCCTGACGCTAGGTTCATGGTTTCCTCGTTCAGCGCGGGTTAGAAATTCGCGCAAAGCTCGTCTTAAGGTTTCTGCTCTAAGTCCGTGGGAATTACCTTGACGTTCAAGGTATCGCTTGAGCATTAGATCTAAGTCTCGGTCTATATTAAGGTATATTCTACGCACTACTCAATCCTTGTTGTTAAGCCCATAATATAAGATTGCTATGAAGCCTACTAGAAGTGCTAGGTCTAAGCCGTTCATATGTTTAGTGTCCTATTGATTCAGAGTTTGAATTAATTAGATACTTTTGAGCAATTCTAAGGTTGCTTTAGCGTCTAATTTGGGTGTGACTTTAGGTTTAAGTTTAACTTTAGGTTTACTTGTTCTTGAGCCTCGATATTTGCGTTGTTCTGGTTCTTTGATTGTCCAGAGATCGTCTTCGTAAGCAAATTCGCTTACAGTGTATTCGTGCCCGTTACTTAATACCGCTGAGACTTTGTAAGCCCAACGGTTAGGACGGGGCTTTAGGTCTACTATTTTTACTATTTTGTCGGCTCGATCTATCGGTCGCCATAGTATGATGTCGCCTTTGGAGTATAGTGCAGGGACTTTAGATTGTAGCTCGCAATCTAAAGTGTATTTTTCCATTTGTAAGGTGCTAATCTCGTGTTCTAGCACCTTGAGACGCTCTCTGATCTCGTGAGGTTTCATTATTTAGATTCCTTAAGGGGTGAGATCTTGCGCTCTATGTACTCGCTCCATTTAGTGATGTCGAAGTTGTGGTAGGCTTTTCTGAGATGTTGAGCTATCGTGTACTGGGTGATTGCTGCGTGTTGGGTACTCTCGAACGCTTGGGTTTCGTCATAGTAGAGTTCCACTATCGCGTTTGCTATGATCCTATAGTCCTTACGGGTCATCATTAGTTTGATCCTTTCTTAAGTTTTAAAGTCTTAAGCATGGCTAGTTCTTGTTCTATCTCATATTGTCTAGCGTTATGGAAATCTTGCATCTGTCTGGTTATGTTAGTACTTCCTGGCTCTTCACTAAGTTCTGTGTCTTGTTCTAGGGGGTTTTCGTTTTCCATGTTGTGGGCTTCCTATGTATGGGTTTTGGGGTTAATTGTAATATAGAATATGCACCAAATTGGTGGTCTTGTCAAGGGGTAAATGCAAAAATGCCATAAACCATTGTTTATAAATGGTTTATGACCTAACTTATGCAAACTTCCACCAAACTTCTACAAACTTCACACACTTAAGTCGTTTATAAACAAGACTTTAGCAAACTTCTGCAAACTTCTACATACCCCTTTTGATCTCGACCTCGTAGGGGTATTTTTATATATATATTATATTTATATATATTATTTTCCCTACTCGGACGGGCAAAGTCAAGGGGGGTGTAGAAGTATGTAGAAGTTTGTAACATGTTGTTTTTAAAGAGTTTAGGTGTGTAAGTTTGGTGTAAGTTTGGTGTAAGTTTGACCTATCTTGTTGTTTTTATTGAACTTACTGGTTTAAGTTTGCTATTATCTCTAAACGTCCGCCAGTTAGGGGCTGCTTCTGCGGCTAAACTTTGCCAGTTGTACACGGGTACTGGGATATCTTCACAAAGTGTACTAGAGCCTAGAATCAATTCGTATAGATCGTCGTGGTTGTAGTGGTTTATGTTCCAATATTTCATTTTATGTCCTTAGTCCTTATGGGGTAGGGATTTCTCCCTACCCCTTTAAGGTTTTTATTAATGATCTGTGGTCGGTATGTGGTATAAGAGATTCATTGCTTTTGCGAACTTTATTTGCGCACTTAGCCGATCTATGTCTGTGTCACTACATTCGGATATGCGCATATTACTATTGGTGTCTCTCCAATCCCTTAGCATTATTGCGATGGAGATTATTTCTTCGTCTGTTAGTTTTAATGCTTCTTTTATTGCTGGTTTCATTTTGTTTGCTCTGCGTTATGGATTTTGTCTGCTATGTTTTTAGCTTTTTGGTGTGTGCCTTCAGCCACAAGGTTCTCGTTCTCGTAATTCTCTAGATAGATTAGGGCTTCATTTAATCCATATGTTGCCCAATCCCTAAAAAACTGAAGGCAAATCCCTTGGGCCTTTTCTCCGATGTCCAAGGTCATTTCCATTGACCTTACGTTAGATGTTCCCCGATCAAGGTCCATCTTGTGGGCTGTGCTTAGCATTAATCGTCTCATTTTGTTTTGTTTCCTGTATGTAAGAGGTAAGGGAATTTCTTCCCTTACCCCTTTGGAGTTCTGGCTAGGCCAATGCTGCGTTTTGGGCTTGAATCTTGGCTACCGCTGCGTCCCTAAGTTCGCCATATAGCTCTGCGTCTTGGGACTTCAGCGATGCCAATATTTCTGCGTCTCCGTCTCCCATAGCCTTACGGAAGCTAGCCTTGAATGCTTTAATGGCCGGATCTGCGGATACTCGACTTGGGTCCTTTGCTACACTGATTGCATGATTAAGGCCATTTTGGAGTAATTCAGCCAAGCTGCCATTAGAACTACCGCCTACAACCTCATACCATTCGGTAAGCATAGACTCTAGGTCTACGTCTCCACTGATTCTGAGCTTCGGCCAATCGTAGTTGGGCTTAGATTGATCTTGCCGAACTACACTATGGGTTCTAATCTCGAACCCTTCGCCGATATGTTCTACGTCTAACTCACTGTAAGCTGGCATTGCCAACTCCTTTTAAGGGTAGTATGTATGATAGGTATGATAGGTACCCTTTTGACGCTATCGAACCTACTACATATGAAGCAAAACATATGCCACAGGCTTACAAATTGGAGAATAAAATATGTATGCTTTAACCCCTTGTTTTTATTGAACTTACGACTTGGTACTACTTGCTGCTATGTTGGGCTTTAATTTGCTATGATACTACTTGGTACTATGGTTGTGACTCTCTGGCATGAAATTGTGACGCTATGTCTGGACTTTGTATTACTTGGTAGTAAGTTCTGACTTAGTGGCGTGAAATCGTGACATAATGGCTAAGAATGCTACATTTTTGTATGTTGGGGTTACTTGGTAAAACTAGTGAACACTTGGACCCCTTGACACACATTTGGTAATACTTTATATTAAGTGTAGTTAAAAAGCATTATTTTATACCGCACAATACCACAGCGTATTAAGTTTTATCGAGCGGTATTGCTTCAAACTACTTAGTACCACATTAAATATACCGCTAAACCATATGGTACCACATATATTCGGTATTAAATCAAACTATATGGTACCACATTCATGCGGTATTACACTAAACTACTTAGTACCACATAAACACAAACCGAGATTGGTACTAAAGTAAACTACTTAGTACCACATAAAGATGTGGTGATATGTTAAACTACTTGATACCACATGATGTGGTAGCGCATAATACTATTTGATACCACATTAATGTGGTATTGTATGGTGGTACTTAGTACCGCATAGAGGCATTAATTCAAGATATGAATCATTGAGGTCCAGACATAGTGAGACCCCAGATGTCGGGGATGACACCCAGGGTCTCGAAGCCCAAGGGAGGGCTATTTAGTTGTGGTGATTACAGAGTAGATAAGGTCGAAAAGTTCTTCTCTTAGGTCATCATAGACATCATCTTGAGTTATTACCTCATTATCAATCAGATGCTCGATAAGAGCTTTGACCGCGTTTACGGCATGGCTTGCATTTGACATAATATGTTTGGGAGGGGCTGTTGTAGCCCCCTCCCTTCTCCTTTAGCTCATTGCGAGATAGGTTAAGAGTAGTACAGCAGCTTGCATCGAGAAGAAGGACTTAGGATGTTCGATATAGCCCAAGCCACTGATGTCAATGCCCCAGCGATAGCGACCTGTGAATCGACCTTGGCTATCCCTGATGTGTCTGCGAGTGATGATGCGATGTCTCATTTTGCTCTCCCTTGGTTCGTTGATCACCATTGATCAACTATATATAAGATAGTGAATATGTAGAGATTTGTCAAGCGTTTTCTTGACTTTTTTATGTTTTATTTTTGGTCCGGAATTTGCTTTATTCAAGAATCGTGCCAGTACTACATAGTACCAAGTGTAGATAGCACGGTCATCGACACTTAGTATCAACCAGTTCTACCTAGTACTAACTAGTACCATATAGTACCACCTAAAACCATATAGTACCAAGTACCCGGGGGCACTACCACTTAGTACTAAGTAGTACTACGTATTCGTTAAGCTCTACAATACAAAAATTTGAAAACTAGGGTCATATGAATATTCCAGTTCGAGATTACACCGCACGAGGTCTCAGTAGAGCTGCGGAGTCGGGCCGAAGTGGTGTGGGGTTTGGACCCATAGACCCATATAATAATGAATGGGTTTTGATGCAGCAAGCCCGAGAACGTGAGAGTCTATACAAACTTTTGGATATGGTATTACCGGTGCACGCATCATTGGGCAGTACGGTCGAGGAACTCGGAACCGGCATCATCAATCAAGCTCAAGGTAGAGATACCAGTGTAGCTAAGCATAGCGAATGGCGTGGAGAACCTTACGAACCCTCGCCAATGGAAAAGTTAGCAAGCCTAGGAGGTACTTGGACAGGTAATGCGGTCCAAGATCTAGGCAATGCGTTACAGATGTCACCCGAGGATTTAATTAAACTTAGGCAAAGTGTTCTAGCCTTACAAGACAACCCAGAACTTCAAAGTGCGTTACTCCAGAATTTAGCTCACGGACTTAAGGCTCGTTATGGTTCTGGCGATGGAGTAATTTCAGCAGCAGAGGATTTTGGCGGTCCAGGCATGGCTATTGCAGCTGGACGCGGAGGGAAAGCCTTAAGTAAAATATTCAAGCTTGGGCAACAAAAGGGTAAGGGCGCAGATCTGCCTATAACAGATCCTGACCTACCTCCAATAGTAATGGGCGGTGTGGGGGAGGGTGTGGCAGATGAGTTAGCGGAGATGAAGAAAGGGCTTGAACAAATAGGACAGTCAGGTCCGGAAAAGTGGGCACCGTCTGACGCAGAACTAGCAGAATGGTTGAAGAAAGAAGATTCAAAGGGCTTAACCTCAGAGGGTTACGTAGAAGGCGAGAACGTAGACCCGTTAATGGTTAAGAAGAGTGATTTAGGCAAGCCCAAACTTACAGTGCCTGATGATATAATAAAAATTCTAGATCAGGCAGATGCTTTAGGTCTTTCATCTTCTGAGCAAGCTGCGATGGAGATATTCAAAACAAAAGATTGGGAAACTCGCTGGGACTGGAGTGACATATCTAGCAAAGATAAACAAACTCTTAAGAATTGGATAGAAGGTTCTGGTGAAGGCAAGGGCGAAGGTGCTACATCATTCGACATATTAAATACCAATAAAACACTCGAAGATATCCAAAATAATATATACTATGGTAATGTATATACTGATGCTGACATAGACAAAGCTATTCAAGATCTTAATAAAGCGTTGAACGAAAATCCTAGTGAAGATATGAGTATATGGCTGGGTGATGCACTTAGCATATTTATCTCAGAACGGCGTAGACGCAAATATTGGGCTAAAGGCGGTGGAGGTTCCGCAGGAGCGCAGAAAAAACAAGGTTGGGAATCTCAGATGATGGCAGAGTCAGGTAAAGTTCAACCTGACTTAGGAGACATTACGCCTACAGGCGGCGCGATAGGTAAGGTAGCCTACAATATAGAAAACTTTCACGCAGACGCAGACATAGGTAATGTGTCACAATTACTAGAAAATGCTAAGTGGAGCAGTAAGCGTAATACATGGAATTTTGATATAGATCCTGATGTAGGCGTTTTCGATCTTAATGGGTTTTTTACTCGTATGGCACACCCCAAACATAAGTTAAACTCTGATGAAGTGACAGTGCTTTCCAGAGTATTAGAACAGGCGAAAGCATATCCTAGTAGGCGTAATTTAAGCTCTATGGCAGAGGATTTGTACAAAACGATGGTATCTGGCCCAGCTAAAAGTGCCTTAGAAGGAATAGGATTTAACATTCAATGACATCTCTAGTAAACGATAGAGTTTTAGATTCAGCTCGTGTAGTAAGTATGCTGATCTATGAAGGCAAGACAGCAGGTGAGATAGCGAAGGCTCTTAATACCACACGACCTAAAATCATAGAGCATCTTGAAAGTTCTCGTGTGCAATCTATGATTGACGAAGCCCAAGAGAAACGTCATGCTCTAGTAGCGCATATACCTATCGCAAACTTTGCTACTAGACTAAGCCGCCTAGAGCAAATATATAAAGCCAACGAACAGATAGCAGACTACGCTACATGCCTCAAGACTCTCAGCGCAGCACGCGAAGAAACTAAGCTAGTGCGCGTAGAAACCCGTGATGAGTCTAAGCCTCAGTTCGTAGTCAACATTACTAGCTTCAAAGGATCTGAATCGCCTGCAGAGGCAGTAGAGGTAGCAGAAGTTGTCGAACGAGATACAGCAGCTCTTCCAAGCCCTTCAGAAAGTTGAAGAGCCTCAGCCACCAAAGAAACATCGTAAGCCGGTTCCTATACCCCGTAAGATTGAACCTGATGCGGTTTCTTTAGAGTTACACACAGACTCAGTATCTGCGCCTAAAGACGGAGAGTTAGAGTGGTTACATTCGTCTTATAAAAGACTAGCATTTGTAGTGTTTGTACAAGGTTTAAATCATGCTGTTGAGTTCTTGTATAACTGGAAAGCTCACAACTGGATTGTACGTGAGCATCCTAAAATAAAAGCAGGTACTAGGACATTTCGAGATATAAGCAACGATTATAATTTAAGCATCTACGAAGCTCGAGAGTTGTATTACAAATACGACACCGATGTCAATAAAGATCCTATAGAATGGTTTTTATCAGAGCGTGCTACGCCATTTCTGGAGATACTAGACATAGAACCTGAAGCGGCTATAGATCTAGCCCACCAGATAGTATCTGATGAACGCCAAATAGGAATTGCTGAACCAGATATAGAATTACTAGTATTACCACAGTATGACGATACAGTCCGTAAACGTCAAGCTATGGGTAGATTTTTACAAACCTCTTTCGCAGCAGTGACGAAGATACATGCCGACACGCGGTAGAATACATACAGAGTCTCTAGAAGACTTAGAGTTTAATGTTGCCTTGCAGCCTAAGCAATTTAAACTCCTAGAAGCCGTGCGTAATGGTGTGCGCTATCCTTTCTATGGCGGTGCTCGGGGTGGAGGTAAGAGTTATGCGTCACGTATTATCATGCTTATCATGCTTATGGAGAACCCAGGATCTACAGGGCTTCTAATCCGTAGGACATTTAAGCAGTTAGATGGTAATCATATTCGTCCGTTGTTTAGGCAGTTTCCTAAGATTCGAAACTGGTACAACAAGAGCGAAGGCGTAATGTATCTACCTAATGGCAGTGAGTTAATGTTTGGCCATGCAGAACACGAAGATGACGTGTTTAACTATCAGGGGCAAGAATTTGATTTTGTAGCCGTGGAAGAGGTAACTCAGTTTACCGAATTTCAATGGCAATACATATCTAGTTCATGTCGCACCGCAAATCCAGGCATTAAGCCTGTGATGTGGGCAACGGGAAACCCTGGCGGTGTAGGTCATGCTTGGACAAAGCGTTTATGGATAGATAGGGTCCATGAAGGGGCAGAAGATCCCAAGGATTATACATTTATCTCGGCTAAGGTATTTGATAATCCTGCTTTGATGGAAGCTGATCCTAGGTATGTATTGTCATTAAAGAACATTAAAGACGAAGCATTACGGCGAGCGTATCTTAACGGTGATTGGGACATATACCAAGGTCAGTTCTTCACGCAGTGGAATCGTGCTCAAGTAGTTACAAAGAGCTTTGAAATCCCAGCTTCGTGGCCGTTATATGGAGCTTTAGATTACGGTGAATCGGCTCCTACGAGTTTTGGCCTTTACGCAGTAGATTTTGACTATAACATCTACCGTCTTATGGGCTATTATCAGGCTGATCGTACAGCGTCCCAACATGCAGAAGCTATAGTTGAGAGAATTGAAGGATTTCCTTATACCCAAGGCCGTATGCCTATTATGATCTATGCTGATCCTAGTATGTGGGTTAAGCGTAGGCTCACAGAGCAAATGACTAAGAGTGCTGCAGATGTATTTTCGGATGCTCAACTTCCGATTACTCGTGCTAACAATGACCGTATAAACGGTTGGCGTATATGTCGAGATGCGTTGTTGCATGAGAAGTTTTATGCTTTTGATGGTTGGAATGATGATTTCATACGCACAATACCAGCCTTGCCTAGAGCCGATAAGAATCCTGAAGATGTAGATACGCACGCAGAAGATCATGCTGCCGATGAGTGGAGATATGGCATGGTTCATATGTATCGTCATTCTGAACACACCGATGATCCTATCAAGGGTAGTGGTCAGGATATCCTAGACGCCTTGCCCGGGCGGCCCTCTTATAACGGACGTTATCACGTATTGAACTGATATGGCTGATATAAAGTTAAAAGATACAGAGCGTGAGTATTGGCGTAAGACTATTGATCGAGTGCAAAGGGTTATGGAACCTAGGCATCGTTCATGGGAAAAGTTACTTGCGTCCTACGAGCTAAAGATGGACATTCCAGGTCTTGAGAAAGATGAGATTATTCATGTATCTCGGATGTATCCATTGGTGCGTCAGATTATATCTTCTGTAGCGTTTCATTATCCTGAAGTATTTGTAAATGCTAAGCCTAATGCAGAACGTGTTGTAGGTGAGCTAGATGCGATTAGCACCGTAATGGAGAGAGCAGCTAATAATGCTCTTGACATTATGAATGCTAAAGCAGAAATTCATCAAGCTATGTTTGATGCGTTGTTTTGTGGCGTAGGATGGATCAAGATGGGATATAACCCACCTGGTGATGATTCTATGCCTCCCTATGTAACTAACGATGCCTTTAAAGATGATTTTCCCTGTGTCATGCGGGTTCGACCGTTCAATGTGTTTGTAGATCCTAAGTGCCCTCCTCAGAACCTCGGGTATGCAGAATACATAATTGAACGGATTGAAGTTCCGTTTGATATACTCAAGAGTGATTCTAGATATAAAATTCCTCGCGATTTTACCGGATCCTCGGAGTACACATCTGCTACAGATACGGCTCTTTTAAACTACGGTGATGAATATGATGCCGATAACGTAGACGAGCACGTGCAGGGAGCTAAAGCTGAACGTGACATGGTAGTGCTGTATGAGATCCATGATAGGCTTAATCGTAGACTTATAACATTCCTAGATGGCCACGAAAAAGAAATTCATGCTGAAGATCACCCTTTCATAAAGACTAAGCCTATATACCAAGGTGAGACTTTGGTGGGGCTTGAAGAATCTCCTGGGTTTATAATGTCTAAGGGCTTTCAGTATATTCCTGTTAAGTTTGACACTGTGGAAGGTTCGTATTTCCCAGAGCCTCCTATGAAATACGTGGAAGACTTGCAGAATATTATTGTAGAGTCTATGAGTCGTAGGGTTGACGTGCTTCGGAGATTTCCAAGAGTTGTATGGGCTAATGAAGCCGAGATTCAGCGTAATCCGAATCTTGTAGATAATGTCAGAGATGCTAAAGACGGTGATGTTATTGGGCTGCACGACATCGCTAGTATTCGTGAAGCTAGTTGGGGAAACTTACCTAGTGATCAGTTAGGTATCGAGAATGATGCTAGAGGATATGAAGAGCAAAGTTTACATGTAAGTGATCTTGCAGGTGGCTCAGAAGGCCGTAAGACTGCTACAGAAAGTGCTTTAATAGCATCTCAGGGATCATTAAACCGTCAGTGGATGCAGTCTAAAGTAGCTGACGTATATACTACTATTGTAGGTAACTTGTTTCATATGTTTCAGGATATACGTTATATTCCGCGTAGCTTTATGCTCAATGTAGCTAAAGACCCTGCAGGTATGGAGTATAAGATACTTACCAGTGAAGATTTTAATTTTGATTTTATGCTAGACTTAGATGCAGGTTCTATGCACCCGTTAGTAGAAGAGTTAGAGCAAGAGAACTCGATACTGTTGTACGACAGACTTATTGGTAATCCTATGATAGATCAGGTGGAGGTTACTAGAGATTTAATCAAGTCTTTTAGGAAACGTACTACAGATAAACTCTTTAAGGGTGCTGATGCAGATCTTAATACTTTGATTCAACTAGAACTCAGCATGATGCTCCAAGGTCAGATGCCTCCAGTCGAAGAGGGTATGGATCATATGGCTCACATGGAGCAGCAGAATCCTGATATAGTAATGGGCTTACCACAACTTCAGCAAATGCTACCTCAGCAACAACAGCAGATTTTACAGATCGTACAGCAACATATGGCTATGCACGAGCAAGCTATGCAAGCTACTACATCTGCTCCAGCATCAGGCGGTAGTCAACCTGCTGTAGACGGCAGGCTTATAGAAAACGATATAACTAGTCAAGTTAGGTCTAATGCTCAGAAAACCCAACAAGCAGCTACTGCTGATGTAGCTACTTTAACTGGACAAGGAGGTATGGGAGGATAATGGCTATCAACCATGATTATTATTGTACGTGCGGGCATGAGTTACATGATGTCGTAGCTGACACTGCTCCTGAGTGTGCTGTATGTGGCTTAGAGATGAAAGTGCATTTTGGACGTATTGTAGGCATGACAAAATTTAATCCGCATAATCCTGCAATGTATGGTAAATATCATCCTGGTTTTGGTGAAGTATGTGAGAGTTATTCTCATAAGCAACAGTTGTTGAAGAAGTACAATTGTATAGAAGCCGCAGATAGTGTTGGTGGATCTAAAACTCCAGAGTATCCTGAAGAATACCAAGGCCCGAATCACGGACCAGAAGGTTATACTCCACGAGCAAAGTCCACTAAAAACCTAACGGAGTTTATAAACAATGATAGCGACCTTGAAGAACTCGATAAAAAACATGGATATAGTTGATTTTACAATCTTGAACACTGCAGAAACTAACCCGTCTGAGCGTCCTTATAAAGTGTATGATGAGAGAGGTGAAAAACCTATCCTCGTTGCGTCTGCACGGACTATGGACCAGGCTCAGGACATCGTATCCGTGCGTCATCGCATGGGCCTATAGAAAGGTAAGTTATGTCTGAAGTAACTAATGCTCTAGAACCGGAAGAGCTAGGTGTTGTTGGTGAAGATCTAACAGAGGACACTTCGGGTCTTTTGGAAGATGAAGCCGCTCCTATGCCTCAGCAGTCTGGAGTAAGTGAAGAATTTGATCCACATTCGGTTAATTGGTCTACTGTTCGCGAGGAAGAAGTTCCCGATGAATGGAAGCCTCAGTTGCGTACCATGCGTAATATTTATGGTATGGTCAACAAGACTAATATGGATCTGCGGGACACTCAGAAACAAATGGAAGAAGTAACGCAACAATATACTAATGCACTTAATGCTACGCAGCAAATAAACCAAGCTCAGAATCCTACACCACAACAAGAAGGACAGCCTGCACAGCAGCAGACTCCTCAGTCCTCAGTACTCGAGCATTTTGGCTTCAGTCCTGGATCTAACGGGTATGATGAAGCTGTAGTAGTGGAAGGAATCGCAAATGCCGTGGTGACTCCACTACTAAATCAAGTTCAAGCCTTACAGCAAGAGCTTGGACAGCTGCATCAAAATGTTCAGTATCTTAGCGGAAATGAGCAAGGTCGTGTAGAAGATAAAGTTTCTGGAGAAATCCAGGAAGCTATTAATGCCGGCCATAGTCGCGAAGCTTTGCAGGATTATCACGAAGAAATTTCTAAATTCAGAGGAATGACTAACCGTGAGACCGGTCAACCTCACACAGTACGCACGGCATACGAGCTGGCGTCAGGTCGCCGATCGGAGCATTCTGAAGATTCTAGATCATTAATCCGTAATGCTCAACAGAGCGTTGCCCCTAGGGGTGGCGGTATTGGACAAAGTACGGATAATTCTTTGTCTGAGACTGAAGTTCTGTCGGGCCTCAAAAAACTTGGCTTTGAATGAGGTAATATAAATGGCCGCTACTAGTACCACTGAAACTTGGGATGCCGCGTGGACTCTCACTATGCGTTCCAAGCGGAAACGTTTGACGGATAATATCTTTGATGAGTATCCGTTGCTGAAGATGCTGTCTGGCAATGCTGAAGTAGAGTCAGGCGGCAAAGAGATCCAAGAGGACTTGCTGTATGGCAAGAACTCTGCTACCTGGTTTGATGGATATGATACGGTCAACACGGATGCTGTTGATGGTATCACTATGGGATATGCACCTTGGCGGTATACCGCTACTCCCATTACGATCTCTATGACTGAGCGTGACGAAGGTCGTCAAAGCGATGCCGCTAAGAAGATCCTCGAAGCTAAGACTCAGCAGTCTATGTTGACGGCTCGTGATGCTGTTAACGCTGCGTTCTTCAGCGCCCAGTCTGGTAAGTCCACCTTGGGTCTGCAGGATTTGATTGCTGATACTCCTACTTCGGGTACGGTTATGGGTATTAATCGTGCTACTGAAACTTGGTGGAGAAATCAGTATGATGCAACTTCCACTGATATGGACAGTATATCAAGCAATATTAATGCCGGTACTCAGCGTTTGGGAGCTATCTGGAATAATTGCTCAGAAGGTAATGATACTCCTTCGCATATCTTTACCACGTTGACGGTGTATGGCGATATGCAGAACCTCTTTGAAGGTACTGGATATGCTAGGCTAGCTGCTGGAGAGACTGGTAAAGCGGATGCAGGTTCTCCTGTTTTCCGTGGAGCTACCATCCAGTATGACCGTGATTGTCCTGCCCAGCATGCGTATCTTATCAACAGCAAGTATCTTAAGCTGAAGATACAGCAGGGCAAGAACTTTGCGAAGACTTCGTTTAAAGAGCCTGTTAACCAGTTTGCGATGGTTGCGTACATCGTGTTTGGTTGCCAGCTCATTATCAACAACGCGCGTAGGCATGGTGTTGCTACTACGTTGACCTAATAATCCTGCCTCCAAGCCAATGGAGGTTTAGCCCTGCTCATAGGGAAAGGAAGAATTTAAAATGTCAAACCTTAACCATAATTTCGCCAATAATCGTGTAGGTGGCGAAGGCATTGGAAGCAAAGCTGGCCAAGGTATATATACGGAGTCTTCGACTCCCAAGTATGCTATTGGTGAGAAGTTGGAACTCGCAGATGGGCGTGTTTTCCGTTATGGGTATACTGCTGCCGGTATTAATGCTGGTTTGTTGGTATCTCAGGATCTCTCGGCTACTGCTCTCGTAGAGAGTGATGGTATTGTAATTGCTGCTTCTGGCGATTATAGTCCTGTTGCAGGGTCTTCACAGCTTCAGATTACGTTGGCTAGTGTAACCGCTAATCAATATCAGGGTGGATATTTGCAAATTACTGACGATGCTGGCGAAGGTATCCAGTACCGTATTAAGAGTAATAGTGCAACTAGTGCTACGACTAGCGGTAAAGTAGATATCGTACTATTTGATGATATCAAGGTTACTATAACCACGGATTCTGATATTGCTATCGTAGGTAATCTGTGGAATAATGTTGTAGGGGCTACTGCGGGCACTGATTATGTGATCGCAGGGGTTACTCCTATTGCGTTTACGGCTAATTATTATGGATGGTTTCAGACTGCGGGGGTCGCTACGATTCTGGCTGATGGAACTATTGCCATTGCGCAAAATCTCACGCTTTCAGATGGCGTTGCGGGTGCTGTACACGCCAAAGATGCTGA